CTGTTTTTTTGTTACTGTGTTCTGTTTCCATCGGCTTTTCTCCTTTCTTCTCTAAACCATTTGCCATCACCTTTAAGCATCCTGGTCCTTGTTTCATCCCAATCTGCACAAAGCTGTGCACTGTATTTATTTAGAGCTACTTCACATTCAATTTCAAAGTGTTTCAATCTATATCTTCTTTTTATCAGACTATTTAAACGAGCTGCTACCGAGATGTTTTGGCTGCTCACTTGCAGCATTTCTCGCAACTGTTTGCTCGTATACATTCCGCAGTACGTATTTCTGTCGTACAATTCATATAAATTAACTTTATTCATTTTTTCTTCCTATCTTGGTATCTTTCCAGTTTTTTCACATAATGCCAGGTAATTATCCACCGCTAAACGAAATTTTTCCCGCAAATCGCGTATATTGGAGGAATGAAAACTTACCAAATCAGAGCAGTTAGAAAGAGTTCCCACATATATCATTTCTTTGGAATCATATTCGATTTTTGCTTCATAACCTTTGTATGTCATAAAATCTCTCCACTAAATTTCAGTTTTACTGCATAACGTTATTAATTTTATGCAACTTTATCCTCTGCCTCCAGGAAGGCTGCAACAGCCTTTTTTATCAGCCACGCTATGGTTCTTTCATTCTTCTGGCAGTAAGCCACTACTTGCCGGAGCTGCACAGGATCCATGCTCACGCTCTGTCTGACGGCTTTATCTTCTGCTTTCTTCTTCGGTCTTGCCATATCACTACCTCCCTTTCCGTATGCTTATTAAATTTTGGGTTATTTCAGTTTACATCACTAAGCTCGATACCCTCCATAACAGCTCTCGCTTCAAGCACAGCAAGATAATCTGTCATAGCTTTTATCTGCATGTTATATATGCTTCTTGGACAAGTCGGTTTGAAAGAGAGTGTTCCGTCATCCCATTTTGCAAGCATATTTTTTAATCCATAATATCTGATTGCAAGCTGATCGTACTCAGCCTTAAATCTCTCTTTATAGTTTGCGCTGTTCATCATTTCTACTGTTTCGTTTAACTTCATCATTATATTTTCCTCCAATCTTAAAATAAATATTCATCTTTGATCCTTTCTGGGATATTCACAGGATAACGCATCAAAGATAGTCACATATCCATATCCTGTTGTTGAACACTTTTTAAGCTGACAAGTACCATTGTTTTTATGATAATAAATACATTCTTTACATTTGTTTCCCATAGAACACCTTTCTCAGAAGCGCAGTTTATTCTTCTTCTAGTACCAAAATTGCTTTATAATATTTGCTATTGCAAGAACTTGCTTCTACTTTGTACCCTTCTGATAAATACTCGTTCATTTTATTTTCAAATTCTACTCTACTTTCAATTTCTAAAACTACACATTTTTTCATATTGTTTTCTCCTCTTGGAACTCACATTTCATGTTAACTACAACCATCTTACTACCGGTTCAGATGTACTTCCTTTCTCCCAAACAAACCAAGCATGACACATAGTTGTCGCCCAACGTTTTCCTGTCTTTGGGTCTTTCTCTAATCCACTATTCCAAGTCGCCATTCTGTTTCTGAAAACATAAATGTACTTCGGCGGATATTTGTCAAATAACTCCTTCCTCTTAGCACCTTCCAAGAACTGGATTTTGAGAAACATAGCCATTTGACCATCATCTTCCAGTAACTCCATACCCTTTTCTACAAATTCCTTTGCGAGCGAGTACGGTGGATTTGTGATAATTCCTTCATATTTTTTATCAGTTTTATATGTAAGGAAATCAGCAACAATTGTTCCAGGATATCCTCGATCTACTAAGTCCATCCCTGTAATTTCTCTCTTGGTTGTATAAAAATCATTGATTGCATTAGCGATATGCCCACCACCAACACAAGGCTCCAAAATTGTATGTGCATCAAATGTATATTTAGTCAGCAACATTTTTACTGCTTCTGGATTAGTTGCATAGTAATCATCTTCAACCCTTCCATTTTCTGGATTGCCGCCTGCAAGCTTTGCACCCGCTAATACTTTCTTGTTGTTCATTTCTTCACCAGAAAGGTGACATGTCCTTAGTAGCTACCCTAACTTTTCCTTTCTGATTTGTTATTCTCTTATTTATTAGATGTTATTTGCTATATTCTGTTACTCTTTTACTTCCTATTTCAAAAATGTCTTTATCCTTTTCGAAACAAATATAATTTCTTCCTGTGTTCATAGCTGCAATTGCTGTTGTACAACTACCGGCACAAGAATCCAAAATCAAATCGCCAGGATTAGAATATGTTTTAATAAGTTCCTCGATCAGAGCAACAGGTTTTTGTGTGCCATGATAGGCTGCTTTTTGAGTATCTTTAGCAAATGTCCATACTGACTTCGGATATCGTTTTGTAGAGTCATAATCCTGCCATTCGCTCTTACCATAATCCGTTGATTCTTTTGCATTTACATGATGTGCCGCCTTTGATACTTTTCTTTCATGACCGTCTGTCATTTGAGGATTATATGTGGGTGGTTTCTTATAGAAAATACAGATATCTTCATGAGAACGCAACGGCATCTTTTTGGCATTTAGAAATCCGGTTGGCTGTGTTTTCTGCCAGATAAGATTATATTTCCAAAGCTTGCGATTGCTATGCATCAGATCTGCAGTAAACATACCATTTGCAAATAGAATTATTGTTCCATTATCCTTAATAACTCTTTCATACTGTTCCCATAATGGTTCAAATGGAATAACTGAATCCCATTTATTTCGTGAGGTTTGCCCATAAGGGAGATCTGTAATAATTGTATCGACTGACTTATCATCAATTTTCTTCATACCTTCAAGGCAATCTTCGTTGTATATTTTGTTAATCTCTAACAAACGGTATCACCCACTCTCTTACAGGCAATATCTTAATTTACCGATGATACCAAATCATCTTGCCATCAGCCATTTTCAGTTCTACCTTATCAGGATAGTTATCACTATCTTTGCAAGCATGGAACCTCATATCATGGATTTCCAGCGCAGCCCTATGGTTACTCTCACATTTCTTGCACTCATTTTTGTCTTTATACTTCGTTCCGCAATGCTCACACACATACAACTGTATACTCTTCATTTCTCCCTCCAAATCTTAATTAAAAATCTCTTTAACATAAGTTTCTGGAAAAATCTTTTATTAAAATTTTTCGCCTAAAATCTTAATTTACATCACTAAGCTTGATGCCCTCCATAACAGCTCTAGCTTCAAGCACAGCAAGGTAATCTGTCATAGCTTTTATCTGCATGTTATATGTACTTCTTGGACAAGTCGGTTTAAACGAGAGTGTTCCTGCATCCCATTTTTCAAGCATATTTTTTAATCCATAGTATCTAATTGCAAGCTGATTGTACTCAGCCTGAAATCTTTCTTTGTAATCTGCGCTGTTCATCATTTTTACTGTTTCGTTTAATTTCATCATTGTGTTATCCTCCAATCTTAATTTTTGTTTTTATGAGATTCAGATATCCGCCTTTTTACACACTTGGGGCATAAAAAAGCTCTCTTACTTTTAGCTTTAAATACAGTTCCGCAGTCTTCGCAGATCGTGTTATATACCTTTTCCATCCTATCTCCTATCTGAAGGTTTTTCCTTCAAGAGCTTCGATATCTCTTCTTTCTGGATATCTGTTAAAAAGCCAATCATATGCGCACATATGGTGATCCTTGCTTTCGGATCAGAGAACATATCTTTTACATGCTTTTCAATCATGCAGTCAAGCACGGCTATAGCCTCATCCATCTCTAAATGTTCACCTTCCCAAGTGGCATTAAGAATTAAGCCTCCTTTTCCATCGGCAATTGTAAGCCCCAGTGCTGTCTTTCCTTTCAATACTGCTGTTTCTTTTTCAGCTTCCATCGTTACTGTAACCATTCTTCCTCCTAATATCTCGTGACTATCTTTTGAAACATGGTAGAAAATCACGAGATAATAGCTTAACCTATTCTTTCAAACCGAAATTTTACATATCAAAAATGCTCATCTGGCCCTTACAGTTTCCACCGATTGTGGTCGGGTCCCAACCGACACCGATATAATCCAGGACTTTCGCCCAACCGTATTCTTTTCCTTCTGCATCTTTACAAAGATGAAACATTAGATAGTCCCATTCCTTTGGATTGCTCTTATACAGCATGTCAAACCGGTGTGGCCGCTTTTCCATGTGGATTCCAAACCCGCACATGCTGCAACCGGTCCGCTGAGCTTTTGTGGTATAGAGGGTACCATCCGGCTGTCGTTCTATGGTTCCGTAAATTTCCGGAATAATACTGTCTGGCATTACAAAACATTCAGCAATCTTTCCAACTGTTAATAACTTCTGACGGTATTTTTCTTTCAGACCGTCCTTCCAGAGCTTGTCCATCTCTAATGCCAACGTCAAAATGTCCTGCCGGCCGAAGATTGCAAATGGTGCTGACCTGATCGTAGACGCTCCAAAATAATTGCAACCATTCATTCTCAGACTTTTTGCCCTACGACCACCCTCTGATGCCATAAGTCCCAGATAAGGTACGCTGTTATGTTCTTTTCCCCAGTCATCACAATTTTTTTCTTTGAGGTAATAACAACACTTGGAAGATACCAAAAAGTCCGGTTTCCGGAAGTCGCAGCCCTCTGTTTCATTTTCATAACCGCCAAACAGCTCTAACCAGCGCTGTTTTAATTGCATCTTTGAATTTTTCTGCCAGCCTCCATAAGCTCCCGTCTCACCAGTGATAATCGCATGGCGAACCGTTTTATTCTTTTCAGACGGATTCTGCAACAGTTCTATTTTGGCAGCAACTTCTTTCGATATGACCGGAAAGCCAAACTCCTGTATTACTTTTGCTTTTGTCCAGAAGCTACCATCTTTCCGCTTTAACGGCGGAACATTGATAATCCCAAGTGCTTTATGTACTCTCTGAATAGATTTATCTTCCAGAGATGATGCACTAACTCCCGGTGCATCAATACCGCAAATCTCATGCAAAAACAAATACAGTACAATGCTATCCAGTCCGCCAACTGATACGTGATAATTGAGTTCCCGCCCATCACATTCCCTGGCGAATTCCTCTGCACGGATCCTTGCATATCGCCTTTTAAATTCATACGGCTCTTTTTCTTTTGCGATAAAATAAGCAATCTTATTTTTCGTTCCTAACCGCTGCATCCGTTCCTGTACTGATTCCATTTCTTTCCTTCCTCACGCACTCTCTATGCATGTACAATACAGTCCCTCTCTTTGTCCTGATCCACTCTGCATCTCCATTGATCACCTTCTGGCAGATGCAGCAGACCGGGACAGATACTTTCTTTGGGTCATTCATCGGGTCTCCTCCGCAATCATTTGTTTAAGTTTCTTTTCAAGCGCCTCATTTTTAGCAATACGGCTTTTCACTGTTTCTGCTGCATCAAGACCATGCAGCTTACATATTTCAAGATCTTGATGTTGATGGCGCGTATCATCCTGCACAATGCAGAGTAATAGCACCAATTCTTCCTCTGACATTATCTCTCTCTTGTCTTTTGCCAGCTGTTTAATTACTGCCAGCATTGAATCATAGCAAAAGCAAATGGCATCCTCTGCTATGCTGTCTCCGCCATAGTTCTCAAGCGTTGACTGCATATTTTCTCTCAAAGCCTGTTCCAGCTCTGTTTTTTTCAAATACATTTTGTCTCCTTTATCTTTTTCCATATTCCCGGATCAACTGCGCTGCTTTCTTCTGGCCTTTTTCTTCCAGGAAGCTAATTACATAATCAATATCACACATCTGCCCTCGCTTTTTCTGGTTCAGTCCGATAACCTCATCGATGCTGTCCCAATCAAATTCAATACCATATTTCTGCTTTAAAACTTCCGCATAGTCCCTGGCTGTTTCATACTGGCAACCAAACGGGTCTATTGCATCCATCATGTTGCACAGATTAATAAAAGCATCTTTCCACCTCAGCAGCCTGTCCTTTCCAAAGTGGAACTCCTGATTCAGCGAAAACATCACCGTTGGGGTAAATGTCGCTAATATTCTGTGTGCCAAGACCTGGCTTATCTCATTCGCCTTTTTTGCCGATACTTCCAGCGGAATGAACTGGGCATTTCTAACCCTGATCTCCTTCTTTAATTCTTCTATCCCGCCCCTTTCTACTATTTCCAGGGCATATTTGAGGCCGTCCATCCTAGCCTGATATGTTTTATCTCTTTTTATATTCATTTGTATTTCCTTCCTCTTGTTTTAATATCCATGTTGTACATGGTCCCTCCTTTCGGGCCGGGTAAAGGAGGTTTGATAGGTTCCCGGCCCTTTCGGTCAGTAGTATACTGGGTATAATAGATTGGGTAGTGACATATTCTGCTGACCACAAGTTTCTATATGTATCAGTCCTTTTCAGGACGAGATACCAGTTGTTTCCCTCTACGGGTTGGATCCGGACACAGCGCCGTTCCAGCGTATGCCGGTCTTCTGAAGCTTTCACTCATCGGTGATGGGTGCTTTTCCATGTCTATCAGTTCCGCTTCTTTTCTTTTTCTGCCTTTTTCTCTATATTCTGCTCTAACCTTATGATCTTCCATATAGTCTCCTACAGGTAGCTGATCCCGTATCTGCTACGGAACGCTTCCCTGGCTTCTTTTTCTGTTTTTCCGCCTGCAACCGCACGTTTCTTCCAGGCAAGTTGTCCCATCATCTTGGACATCATCTCTGCCATTGGATTTCCATGGATCCGCGTAAGCACATCTCCTATGTTATGGCAGTTATTGCAGCACGGGATTTTCAGTCCGTCTTCCTCTGCCTTTTTCCTGTTCGGTCCTCCGATCAGGTGATGCTTTGCTTCAACTGGCCTGCCGCAAAACAGGCAATATTCGTTATATTCAGTAATTATTCCTTTTTTCATATTTCACTTGCACATCCAGCTCTTTGGATGGTATAATCTCCTTGCATGATTTTTGATATTGAGTAAAGCCCCGGTTCTCCAATCCCATACTAGGGCTTTATTCTTTTTTATCTGGTTTCAAAAACAACCGGTACTGTCCGCCATGCTCCTGAATGGTCGGTACTATCTTTACCTTTTCTTGCGCTCTTCTGCAATCATCGCAGATACTTCCTTCTCCCGGATCCAGAAAGCAGCCACATTTGCGGCATTTATTCCACTTCCTCATCTGCATGCCTGCCAAATGTTACAAAGTATGGAAATAAGCGCGATTGCCTCCATGATCCAGCAGCGATATTTCCAATCCTCACATGCTTCCTTTGCTCCATGGAAGAGCCTTCTATAGTAATCTGTATCCATCTTTACATTCCTTCCTTTCCTCAACTTGTCCACCAGGCCGCTCTTAGGCGGTCTTTCTTATGTATCCCGCAGGCTGCATGATCTTATCCTGCCACTTCAACGCCAGCTGCTTTCGCTGTTCTGGTGGAAGTTCTTCTAAATTTAAAACTTTACCGTCAATCTCTACCAGATTGACTATTGTGTACTCTTTCTTCATCCAACGCCTCCTTTCTTAACATCTTTATGCATTAGAGCATGTACTTGTTGCTTGGCCTATGCCGTTTTCGCCTCTTCTTTGTCCAGGCGCTCCTTTGCTGCCAGGATATCTACAGATGCCTTCATGATGACTAAGCTGTTGCTATCCATCTGGCGAAGTTTCTCTACCATTTCCACGATCATCTTGTCTTTCTGTTCTTCCATGATATATGCTCCTTTCTACCGTTTTGTTACTATGCCACTATTATATGTGGCATTGTAACTTTTGTCAATATACTTTTTGTGGCATTGCGACTTTTTGTTGACAATGCCACATTTTTGATATATATTGAACTCATGAAAGGAGTGATTATTTTGAATAAAAGATTTAAGATTTTGCGTCAAAAACTAGATTTAACTCAGCAAGAGTTTGCTGATAAATTAGGAATAGTACGAAATAATGTGGCTGGCTATGAAACTGGCAAGCGCTCTCCTAGCGATGCTGTTGTTTCTTTAATATGTAAAACATTTAATG